TGCAGCACCTGGCGAAGACAGCCAAGAAGTGGGAAGTGAACTACGTGGTGGCTGAGGCGAACATGGGCGATGGCATGTTCAGCGCCTTGTTGAAGCCCCACCTGATGCGGGAGCATCCGGTGACCATCGAGGAGGTGAAGCACAACATTCGGAAGGAGACCCGGTTGTGCGACACGCTTGGCCCCTTGATCCAGCAGCACCGGTTGGTGGTCACGACCCGTGTGGTGCGGCAGGACTACCGGATGACGGATGAGGACCCAGAGAACGGTTACAGCCGGTCGTTGTTCTTCCAGGCATCACGTCTGACACCGGAGAAGGGTTGTCTGAGTCATGACGACCGCCTGGATGCGTTGGCGATTGCCTGTGCGTTCTTTGTGGAGGCCGCGGCCCAGGACCAGAACCGTGCCCAGCAGGCCCGTGCAGACCAGCTGCAACAGGAGGCCTATGAGGCATGGATGGATGAGACAGGAGCTGCTGTGGACGCCCTGGCGCTGGGCTGGAGGCCTAAGCCCATGGCCAAGGCGCATGGTGGTGTCAGCCGGCTACAGGTGGGCGCTTGAGTTCCACGACCTTGTCAGCCATGCCGCTGAAGTCGAGCTTGCCTGCCAGTTGACGGAGGGTTGAGCCTTCCGCTGCAGCAGCAGTGACGTTGTTCTGCTTGAGCAGGGCCATGGCTTCTTGTCTGGCCTTGCGGTCACCATTGCGGAGGTCTTCCAGTACCTGCTGGATGACTTCCTCGTGCATGTCGGCAAGCATCCCTTGCAGATCAGCCATGGCTACGGGGTTGTACGGGCTGTTCTCAGTATGAGGACGGTGGGTACGCTGGTGTCATTACACCCCCGTTGCATGGGCTGGTTTCCGCCGATTGACGAGCGCTTGGTGGCCGGATTGGCTACGGAGTTCCGTGATCAGGCGCCAGACCTGTCCTGGAACGAGAAGGAGGTGTGGTTTAAGGCTGGTCAGGTGTCAGTGGTCCGCTGGCTAGCTGCCAAGTACGAGGACCAGCAGGAGAACGGTGTAGCGATCGACCTGGAGGGCTTCTGAGATGTGCATGGGTGGTGGCAGCCAGGCGACGATTTCAGTGCCGAACACGGCGGCGTATGACCGCATGTTTGAGATGCAGAAGGCAGCGATTGATCGTGCGATGAGTTCGCAGACCAATGCGTTGCAGGATCAGCTGACTGCGACGTTACGAGCGAATGAGAAGACTGCTCAGGAAGCGTCAGACATGAAGCGTCGTTTGGCAGAGGACACGTCAGCCCAGGCGATGCGGATGGCGGCATTGATTGGTACGCCACCACCGGAGAAGTCGGCCCAGGCGCCGGTTGTAGGGCGCAATCGAGGGTTGACGACGACCAAGGGGAAGGGTGCCTTGCGGATTGAACGCACGACAGCATCCTCTTCTGGTCAGGGTTCTGGCCTCAACATCACCTAGGAGAACGACCATGTGCTTAGGAGCCCCCAAGGCGCCAAAGATGATGCCTGTTGGACCGAGCAAGGCTGAGCTGGCCGCTCAGAAGCTGGCGATGGATCAATACCAGCGTCAGGTGGAACAGCAGCAGAGCACGTTCCAGGAGCAGCTCAAGAATCAGATCACCATGGCCAACGAGGAGGCCGCCAAGTTGCAGGCGCAGTACAAGGCTGACGCTGAGGCTGCTGCAGCACTGCAGCAACGCACCAGCACCTATGACGTTTCTGCGTCGCAGTCAGCGCCGGTCAATGCCCAGCAAACGACCGGCACGGTTCAGAAAGAGAAGCCCAAGACTTCTTTGAAGATCAGCACTGCGGGTCTCCCGGCAGCGGCTGGCGCTGGTCTGAACATCGGGGTTTGATCAATGGCTACGGCAGAAGCTCGCTACCGATCACTGGAAGGTGATCGGAACTACTACCTGGATCGTGCGCGGGCTTCTGCTCAGCTGACGATTCCGTACCTGATCCCAACCAGTAACGAGCCGACTCCAGACAACAAGGAGTCGTATGCGGTGCCATGGAATGGCATTGGTGCCAGGGGTGTTCTCAACCTGGCCAGCCGGATGCTGTTGGCCCTGTTGCCACCGACGCAGCAGTTCTTTCGGTTCTCACTGGATGAAGCCGCCCTAGTTGCTCAGGGCGTGGACCCCAGTCAGCGCAGCAGCTTTGAGGAAGCGCTGAGCAAGATCGAGCGGCTGGTGCTGCGGGAGATCGAGGCCAGTAATGACCGGGTGGTGTTCCACGAGGCGTTGCTGCATTTGGTGGTGTCAGGCAATGCCCTGCTGTATGTGGGGCAAGAGGGTCTGCGGGTGTACCACCTGAATCGGTATGTCTGCACCAGGGATCCAATGGGCAACCCATTGGAGGTGGTGACCTGCGAGGAGGTGGCGATTCATGCCCTGCCTAAGAAGGTGCAGGACCTGTTGGCAGAGGACGACGAGGAACTCAAGGGAATCCTTGAGGACAACGATCCAGTGCCCAAGAAGGAGGACCGCAAACGGGTGCGGCTCTACACCTATGTGGAATGGAAGGACAAGTCCGTCCATTGGCACCAGGAGGTCAAGGGGAAGGTCATCCCTGGCAGCAATGGTCGTGCTCCTTTGGATGTCAGCCCTTGGCTTCCCCTGCGAATGACGCGGGTGGATGGTCAGCCGTATGGCATTGGCTATGTGGAGGCCGCGGCCATTGCTGACCTGCAGACCGTTGAAGCATTGACCCAGGCCATTGCTGAGGGGTCGCTGGCCAGCAGCAAGGTGTTGTTCCTGGTCAAGCCCAGTGGTGTCACCAAGGCGATGGACCTGGCCAAGGCACCGAATGGGTCCTTTGTCACGGGTGATCCCAATGACGTGCTGGCTCTGCAGGTGCAGAAGTCACAGGACCTGTCTGTTGCGATGCAAGGCAAGGCGCAGATCGAGGCCAGGTTGAGCCAAGCCTTCATGCTGGCTGATGTGCGGGATAGCGAGCGCACCACAGCGGAGGAGGTGAGGCTCCAGGCGCTGCAGATCGAGAACAGCCTGGGTTCGATCTACAGCATCCTCACCACTGAGTTCCAGGTGCCGTATGTGGCGCGGAAGCTGGACATCCTGACCCGTGCAGGCAAGGTGCCGAAGCTGCCTAAGGACCTAGTGAAGGTGGTTATGACCGTTGGTCTGGCCGCTGTGGGCCGCGGCAACGACCTGGAGCAGCTGGTGCGGTTCACCACCACGCTTGGCCAGACGATGGGACCTGAGGCCCTGGCGCAGTACGTCAAACCGCCTGAGCTGATCAAGCGTTTGGCGTACTCCATGGGCATTGACATCCTTGGACTGGTCAAGTCCGAGGAGGAGCTGGCTGCTGAACAGCAGCAGGCTCAACAGATGGCCATGCAACAGCAGGCCATGGCATCACCCATGGCTGACCCACAGAAGCTGGCCACTGCTGCTGCCACCGCGCAGGAAATGCAGATGGCAGCTGAACAACCCCCTGAAGAACAACCTGCATGACCACAACTCCCATGAGCACGTCTGGCGCCCCGGCACCAGATACCAGCCCGCGCCTGACCATCCCTGAGGGCAGCATTGAGGGGATGGTTGCTCCTGGCCAGGAGAACATCCTGGAGGAGTTTGTCCGTGAACAGGAGAGCCAGGAGCCCGAGCTACTGCTGGGCAAGTTCAAGTCCCAGGACGACCTAGCCAAGGCGTACCAGGAGCTGGAGAAAAAGCTGGGTCAAGGTTCCAGGCCCGACCCAACCCCTGAAGACGCTCCTGCTCCTGGACCTTACACGCCTGAGCAGGCCGTTGAGGTTTACGGCAAGGAAGCCGTTGAGCTGCTGGCCGGTAAGGGCGTGGATCTGGCTGAGGTGATGTGGCAGGCCGATCAAGGCCAGGACATCAGCAGTCACTACGACACCCTGGCAGAGGCGTTCAGCGTCCCCCGCCAGGTGGTGGAGAACTACGTCTCCGGCGCCCAGGCAGCCGCCAATACGAGCACTACGAACACGTCCCTATCGGATACGGACGCGTCCGAACTGAAGGCCATGGTCGGCGGGGAAGACGGCTTCCAGCGACTCAGCCAGTGGGCCGCCAGCAACCTGGATCCCAAGGAGCTGGCTGATTACAACGCCGTGGTGGACAGCGGCAACAAGCAGGCGATCGGCTGGGCGTTGAAGGCCATCCAGGCACGGGTCGCCGCACCTGATGCCGTGGTGGAGCCAAAGCTCTACGGGGGTGGTGATGTCCCGACCACAACCCGGTTTGAGAGCCAGCAGCAGGTGCTGGATGCGATGAACAAGCGCAATGAACGCGGTCAGCGCATCTATGACGTGGATGAGGCCTACCGCCGGAAGGTGCAGGATCTATTGGCTAGGTCTGATGTGTTCTGATAGTTTCTGATCAGAACGCAACCTGAACGCCAGGCCCTTCAAGGAGGACAACCTGTGGCAGCGAAGGGATGAGCGGTTCAACCAACCTCTTTTTCCAACAAAACCATGGCTACTCCTCCCGATGTAGCGCTGAATCGGCTTGGCCAAATTAAGGGCGCAGCTGCGACCTGGGGCCCTGGTGCCGCTGGTCTTGATGTAGACCGCGCCCTGATGCTCAAGCTCGGCTCTGCCGAAGTGCTTGATGCGTTCATGACCGCCTGTCTGTTCAAGGGCAAGACCCGTGAGCGGAACATCCGTGGCGGCAAGTCGGTGGCGTTCCCCATCACCGGCAAGATGGCAGCCCGCTACCACAAGCCGGGCACCCCGATCCTGGGTGAAGGCAACGATCCTTCGGACCTGAACGAGCGGGTGATCAGCCTGGATGCGCTGATGATCGCTGATGCGGCGATCTATCAGCTGGACGAGCTGATGACCTACTTCGATGTTCGGCAGGTTTACACCACTGAACTGGGTCGTGCTCTGGCCTATGAGTACGACAAGCGTGTTGCCCGCATGATCTTTGCGGCTGCCAGCAACACCACTGAGCCCCTCAACAAGACTGGTGCTGCCAAGCCTGCTGGCCCGGCTGACAACCGTGGCCGCATTGGCAAGACCATCACCCTGGGGGCGGCCTACACGGGTGCTGGTGCCACCCGCCAAGCCAAGGGCGACGCCCTGGTGGAAGCGATCTTCGATGCGCGTATTGCGTTTGAGAAGAAGGACGTGTCCATTGATGGCATGTATGCAGTCTTCACTCCTGAGGACTACTACGCCATCACGATGTCCAGCCGTGCCATCAACACCGACTTCAACGGTGGCGGCGGCAACGGCACCATCGCAAACGGCACCACGGCACGGGTGGCTGGCATCCCCATCTACTCCAGCAACCACGTTCAGCAGCCTGCTTACACCTTGGTCGCTGGCGACTACAACGCCGACTACGCCCAGGATCTGAGCAAGTGCCATGGCCTGATCTTCAACCGTGAGGCCGTGGGTGTGCTGACTCTGCTGAGCCCGTCTCTGCAGATGACCGGCCCTGAGTTCCGGGTGCAGTATCAGTCCGACCTGCTGGTTGCTCGCCAAGCACTTGGCATGGGCATCCTGCGTGCGGAATCTGCCTGCGCGATTGTCACCCCCTGACCTAGCCTGGTCGAGACGTGAGCCCGGAGGGGTCAGCTACGGCTGGCCCCTTTTCATGTGACCTCTACCATTGGCCTACACCCCTGTAGCAGTCGGGATGGGCCTGTCGAACCAAGGCAAGACGCCGGGCAGGACAACCCTGCTGGAGGCTGTGAATGTCTGCCTGGAGGCCATTGGCGAGATGCCGGTGGACACCCTGGAGCATGAGCAGGTTGGTGATGCTCGGGTGGCCGAGAGCATCCTGCTGGAGATCCACAAGCAAGGTCAGACCGAGGGTTGGCATTGGAATACAGAGAGCCAGTACCCGTTTGCCAAGGACCAGATCACGCGTGAGGTGGTGGTCCCATCAAGCGTGATCCGCTTCTTCCCGGACCCGTACAACACCGCCAGGCGGTTCATCCTGCGCGGCCAGCGGGTCTACGACACCTGGAACAGGAGCTACCAGTACGACGACACGGTGGACGAGATCCACGCTGATGTGACCTGGCTATTGCCGTGGGACGACTGTCCCGAGGTGTTCAACCGTTGGGTGGCGACCAGGGGCGCCCGTGTCTTTGCTGCTCGGGTGCTGGGCGACAACAGCACGGTGCAGTACGCCGGCCTGGATGAACGCAATGCCAGGGCTGAGCTGGAAAGGGTTGAGCACGAGAGCACGGGCTACAACATCCTCACGGACGGCTATGGGTTGAGTCCATTCCCGACCTATGTCCCTGGCATGGGTCTGGTCACTCGTCGTCTTGGCGCTGGGTTGAGGCTCTGATGGCACAACTGGTCTCGTACACCATCCCGTCCCTGATCCAGGGAGTTAGTCAGCAGCCCGATCCACAGCGGGATCCAACCCAGGGCGAAATCCAGATCAACGGGGTCTCATCTGTCGCTGAGGGCCTGCGGAAGCGGGATAGCACTCACACCCTTGCCAGGGTGAGCGAGACGCGGTTTGGCGATGCGTTCATCCACACGATCCTGCGGGACAACACGGAGGAGTACCTAGCGGTCATCGCCAACAGCAGCATCCGGGTGTTTGACCTGCAGGGCAATGAGCGTCCTGTCATTGCCCCTGGTGGCTACGACTACCTGTCAACGGCAACGGACTGCAAGCGCCAGCTGCGTGCCGTCACGATTGCCGACTACACCTTCATCACGAACACGCTGGTGGCACCAGCGATGGACCCACTGCTGTCGCCGTCACCGTCGAGGCCGACGCCTCATGAGGCATTGGTGTGGGTGAAGGCGGCGAACTATGGCCAGGAGTACAAGCTCAACATCAACGGCACCGAGGTGAAGGTGGAGACTCCGGTGTCTCCTGTGACCAGCAGTGGCACTACGCAGACCGAGAACCGGATCAGCGCTGCGGAGGTTGCAGAGGCCCTGATGCTGGGCTTGCAGGGCAAGCTGACTGGCATCACGCAGATCACGTCACTGGCGCCGATTACAGCGAAGGTGACGGCGCCGTCAGCGTTGACGTTGAGGACGGGGGTCAAGTTCCAGGGACCGATTAAGACCCTGAATTTCATCACGGGCAAGACGGCCAGGCTCGCCGCAAAGACGTATGAAAACATCGCAACAACGACGAGTGGCCCCGGCCTTGGCGCAACGATTGCCATTACGGTGGTGGCCATCGATGGCCCTAATCTGATCTCGGCTATTGCGCTGCAAAAGCCAGGCAATGGTTACAACCCTGGCGACAACCTGGCCTTCAACGCATACAACCTGAGCCTGGATTCAAGCGTTCCAACCGAGCTGGTGATCGCCACTATTGGCTCAATCGTTGGCGGGTCAGGGACTGGTATCCCGACAACAACCAGCGGGCTTGGCCGTGGCATGACGGTGGATGTCACCGTTGACGACAACGGCAATGTCAGCCTTCTGCGGATTAACAACCCCGGCTCGGGTTATGCGCTTGGCGACACGATCTACGTGTCTCCGTCTGACATCATCCCTGGCAGCATCCAGCTCCGCGTCGCGGTCGGCACCGTCTCGGAGATGGCTGACCAGACAGCAGCTGGTGCTCAGATCAAGAACATCCCTGTCTATGCAACGGCAGGCAGTGGCGCCACGGTCGATCTGATCATCAAGAACGGCCGGATCACGACGGTCACCTTGAACCAGGCTGGCGATGGCTATGTGGTTGGCCAGACTCTATCCGTCGAACCGAAGGCGATCGACGAAAGCAGTAACCTGTTAAGCCGAATTGACGTAGCCACGGTTGCTGCATTGAAGCCAGCCGTTGGCGGTGTCAACGGCGTTCAGGTGCAACGCAGTGGTTCAGTGTTGTGGTTGCGGTCACCGTCACCAATTCGGATTGCCGCCACGGACGCCAGGGCGAACGCTGACATCACCGCAATCCTGAGCACTGCTCAGGCCTTCACTGATCTGCCGACCATCGCGCCAGCCGGCTATCTGCTTGAGATCAGCGGCGATCCGGGCACGCAGTTCGATGGTTATTACGTTCAGTTCAAGCCACGGTCTGGAGACTTTGGCGAGGGTGAATGGATTGAGACGGTAGCCCCTGGCATTGAGTTTCGGATTGCCCCGGAGACGATGCCGCACCTGTTGGTGCGGATGCCGGATGGGTCATTCCTGTTCTCACGGGCCGATGGCTTCTCAAGCGGTGGCCTGACCCTGCCGAAGTGGGGTGAGCGGACATCGGGCGATTACGAGACATCCCCGGACCCGAGCTTCATCGGCAGCCCGATCAACGACATCTTCGTGTTCAAGGGGCGCTTGGGCTTCCTGGCGGACGAGAGCGTGATCCTCAGTCGGACCAGGGAGTTCTTTGAGTTCTTCCCGGAGACGGTCACAACGGTGCTGGACACCGATCCGATTGACGTGATCGCTAGCAACAACCGGGTGTCGGTGTTGCGATACGCCATCCCGTACCAGGATGAGCTGATCCTGTTCAGCCCGCAGTATCAGTTCCGGTTCAGTTCCAGTGATCTGGCATTGACCCCGGCGACAGCACAGATTACGGCGCTGACCCAGTTTGAGGTTGATGTCACGGTTAGGCCCCAGCAGGCAGGTGGCGGGATCATCTTCTGCCAGAGCAACGCCCAGTGGACGCAGATGCGTGAGTTCAGTGTCCGCGGTGCGGGAACTGCACTGACTGCCGATGCCCAGGACCTGACGGGCTATGTGTCGTCGTACATCCCGTCTCAGGTGTTCAAGATGACGGTGAACGATACGGGCAACAGCCTGTATGCGATCAGCAAGAAGGCTGGGTATCAGAAGCGGATTTACACGTACAAGTGGTTCTTCCGCAATTCAGGGCAGGGCGCTGAGCGGGCGCAGTCCAGCTGGAGTTATTGGGAGTTCAACGGCGTTGATGAGGTGCTGCAGGTGGCCTGCATCCAGGAGGCCTTGTACTGCCTGATGCGATACGGGGAGGAGGTGTACCTGGAGATGGTGCCGGTGATGGACCGGATGGCACCTCTGGTTGAAGGTCCCTACCCGCTGCTGCTTGATCGCCGCGTCAGCACCACTACAGCGACAAGTGCGCCGATGCGGATGGCGAAGGGTGTGTATGACCCTGCCTTGAAGCGAACCACCTGGACGCTGCCATACCCGATCAAGGCCAAGACGCAGGTGTGGTCCGGCTACAGCTATACACCTGGGGCGAAGCCTGGCGCTGTCTTGCTGGGCGAAGCATCCAGCGGCACGACGATCAACGCCAGGGGTGACTGGTCTACGGCTGATGTCTTCGCAGGTGAGCCGTATGAGTTTCGGTATCGGTTCAGTCGCTTCAAGTTGATGCGCGACATCGGCGGCGGGAAGGCCGCGGCCAGTGTGACCCGCACCCAGGTTCGACAGGCGAAGCTGAGGTACCACGAAACGGGGTTCTTCCGGGTTCTGGTCATGCCTGAGCACAGGCAGCAACTGGAGTATCGGTATGACGGTGCCGTAGCAGCCACCAGGGGCGCTGTGATTGGCGCAGCAACGACGTATGACCCAGACGCCGCCAGGCATTACGAGGGGGTGTTCAACATCCCGATCATGAGCAAGGGTGAGAGGTGCATGGTCGAGCTGCGAAATGACAGCCCGCATCCATGCAAGTTCAGTACATGCGAATGGGTGGCGATGGCTTACGGCAAGGCGAGGTCGATGCAATGAGGTGGATCAGACCAACGGCTGAGCGGGTCTCTCACATCGCTCACAACCTCAGGGAGGCAGACGCCATTGAGGTGCGGCTGAGCCATGGCGTTGATGAGCAGGAGGCTGTGTTTGAGAGTTGGCTGAGCAGTGAGATTTGCCGCTGCATCGTGACCAGCGACGGCGAGCCAGTTGGGGTGACTGGGGTTTGTGGTGACCGGATCTGGCTGCTTGGAACAGATGGCCTGACGGCTACCAGGGCGCGCCGGCTACAGCTGTGCCATCAGGGGCGAGATTGGGTTGAGCACTGCCTCAAGCAGGTGGGCGTTCCCCTGGGCAATCATGTCTATTCCAAGAACCAGGAGTCGGTGCGATGGTTGAAGTGGTTGGGTTTTGAGTTTGGCACTCTTGAGCCATTTGGCCCTAGCGCTGCGTTGTTTTACCCGTTCTGGAGGACGATCTGATGATCATTGATCCCGTCAGTGCCGTAGTAGGCGGCGTATCAATGGGCATGAACCTCCTTGGGGGGTTCGCTCAAAACCAGGCTGCTCAGCAGGACTACCTGAACCAGCGGGCTTTTCAGAACGCCACCAGCAAGTTCAATGCCTGGCAGGCGGGCATGAATGCGAAGACCCAGAACCTGAACAACCAGTATTCCTATTGGCGGGATACGGTCAACTACAACCAGCAGCTGGCCTACACCAGTCAGCTCAGGGGGTATGAGTTCGCCAAGGACCTGGCGCAAGCCCAGCGGGTGATCGAGGCACGGACTGGTGCAGGTGCTCAGTACGTGACCAGCTCCCAGGCAATCAGCCAGGCATTGCAGGAGCGTGGGATGCAGGAGGCTGTAGCGATGCAGCAGTACAGCTACAGGGCCCTGCAGGCTTCTGCTGCGTACCAGGCATCAGGGCAGGAGGGGCAGACGATGGATCGGTATGTGGCCAACTTTGCCCGTCAGGCAGGGGATTACAACACGCTGATGCAGGTGGGTCAGAAGTTTCAGGAGCGTCAGTACAGCCGCGACCAGCTGGCTGCCATGACGACCTACTTGAACCAGTACAACAGCCAGCAGTTCTACGAGCGGACGCCATACATGGATCCGGTGGCACCGTTCCCGCCGCTGCCCACGATGGTGATGCCGCCACCGCCTTCGATGACAGGTGGCAGGCCCGGCAGTAATGGCTTCCTGACGGCAGGGACTGCGATTCTTGGTGGGGTGAATGCCTACATGAGCACCAACGCACAAATCCAGCAAATGAAGGGCTGACCATGGCACGCGAAACACAGCTCCCTGTTGGCCAGCTCAACCCTGCTGCCAAGCCGGTTGATGCCTTTGTTGCACCTGTCAACTATCAGGTGGCCCAGCCAGGGCAGATCCAGGCGATACCTGGCGTGCAGGGCATCAATGCCATCGGCACTGGTGGCACTACCTACGTGCAGGGCGCCAATAGCTATGCCGACCTGGCCCAGGCGTTGAGGCCATTCAGCAAGGAGCTGGTGGAAGCAACCCAGGCCGCGGGTCTGCAGTTCGCCCAGTGGCAGATGGCCAAGGGTGAAGCGGAGTTCATGCAGCAGTACCGGGCTGCTCAGTTGAAGGTGGATGAATCCACCGAGGTGGGTGAGACCAACTACGCCCAGGGTGCCCGTGCTGTTGGCGCCAAGGACCCCAAGGCAGGAAGCCTGATGTGGGGGTTGAACCCATACCGGGAGATTGGAGCACAGCGTGCTCGCAGCCGCCTGGCGGGGCAGGAGATCGAGTTTGGGATGAGCGCCTATGTCAGCTCTCGTAGCAACGAGATTGACTACACCGCTCCAGACCAGGGCTTTGCAGCGCTGAACAAGATCCGAGCTGAGTACGTCGCCCAGGTGACGGAGAAGTTTGGGGTCAATGATTCGTCGCCCGGCTTCCAGAAGTACACAGCCCCTGCGATTGAGAAGGCCAGTGAGAAGGAAGCTGCACGGATCCAGGAAGACAGGGTCAGGTATTACGACGAGGTGATGCCAAGGCAGCTGACGCAGCTGCTGCGGAATCAGATGATCCTGGTCTCCATGACTGGGGCTTCATTTGAGCTGGACGGCAACACTTACACCAGGGGGAAGACCTCAGAGGAGCTGTACTGGGCAGCGGCTGGCATCAAGCTGAACAACATGGCCAAGGACTTCCTGCAGAAGGCAGGGCCTGGCGGCATGGCCAGCAAGTGGGCCAGGCAGGCGTATGAAAGCCTGAAGGCTGAGGCGTACTACAACAACGACCAGACATTGCGTCAGATGATCGGGCTGATCCGCTCAGGGGATCCATTGCGTGGGCCTGACGGGAAGCCAGTGAAGGACGCGCAGGGGCAGCCTGTTTACCTGACCTGGGATCAGCTTTACAGCCAGGACTCGATTGACGCCCGAATCAAGTACGAGCAGGCCGGGTACGCATCAAGGCAGGCCGAGGTCAAGGACTTTGGTGCCAGGGCTGAGGCGGCGATCGGCGGTGCTATCCAGGGGATGCCACCAGGCCCTGATCGAGCTGCTGCTGCCGCTGCAGCACTGGATCAGTTCATCAAGGATGAGACGGCACGAACTGGCAGACCCCCTTCTCCGGTTGCCATTCAGGAGGCCCGGAGGGCATTCAAGGAGGCAAGTGATCTGACCAGTGATCTGGTCTTTGAGCAGGACGATCCAGGGGCACCGACCCGGTACTTCGCCCAGCTTGAGCAGACGTATGGCTCGGACTTCAATGCCAAGCGGGAGCGAGAGCGTGTCCAGGCCATTGCTGCTGGCATGAGGAATCAGGAGGAGGCCAGACAGTTCCAGGCCAGTGCTTTCGCTGCGATTGAGCGGAAGGAGAAGGAAGTGCAGGACATGAGCAGCTACCGCTCTGCCCGCGACAAGGTCATCAATGACAACGTCAACGCCCGGATTCTGCGGAACTATTCAGTGAATCCGGCCTACCCAGGCTATGGCAAGCCAGACCGGGAGGAGTCGGAGCGTCGGCAGCGTTTTGCCTACACCCAGCACGTCAACAGCCGAATCAGGGAGAAGGAAGCCCAGCTGAAGCGCAAGCTGACCGAGCCAGAGGTGCGTGAGGTCACCCAGCGGGCCATTGATGAGTACGGCAAGAACGACAAGGAGGCATTGCAGTATCTGTTCCCTGGCAGCCGGGCGTATCCAGACAGCCCGTCGGTGGATCCCGGCCACACGATCAAGCCGGTGGAGCCGGGCTCTGACGGCAATCCCAAGTCGAATACACCACCTGCTCCGACGGTGTATTCGATCAATCAGTTGGATGACATCCCCAACCGTGCGGTGGAGTTGCGTCAGTACCGGGCCAAGCCGGTGATGGCGCTGAACTCAATCCGTGATGTGATCTTCAACGCGATTGATGGCAAGGCTCAGAGCATGAAGTTTGAGCGGGCATGGCGCGATGCTGGGGCCCCCAACGCGTGGGACTTCCTGCAGAAGCAGCTGCAGATGTATCCGAACTACAAGGGTGGGGACTGGTCTCCTGCGGAGGAGAAGAAGGCCCGGCAGCGGTTGCTGTCAATGGGTGGCACAGCCAATGCTGAGGTTGCCCAGGCAGCTGTCAGGCAGCAGTTTCCAAACCTTGCTGCCATTGCGGGTCAGACGGCTGGCAGGACGTTCGATGCGATCTTTGGCGTTGCCCCTGCCAGCGCTGGGACGCTGACTGCAATCCGCCAGGGCGGGGGAGGCTGGCCTGGTGCCGGCACCCCTTTTACGGGTAGTGGGGGAGGGGCTTGGCGGTCGCCTGACAGCCGTGGTCAGTCTTTGATTGCGATGGCCAAGCGCAATGGCTGGGATCCGTCTGACATCGCCGCAATCATCAGCTTTGAGACCGGTGGCACGCTCAACCCTTCTGAGCCAGGTCGCGGCGCAGCAGCTGGTCGGATTGGCCTGATTCAGGCGGGACCCGTTGAACGCAGGGATTACGGACTGGGAACTGGTGACTGGAATCGAGAGATGCAGGGGATCGAGAGCTACCTGAAAGCCCGTGGCGCCAAGCCTGGGATGGGTATTGCTGATCTGTATGCCACGGTGAATGGCGGGAACCCACGTGCTGGTTACACCGCTGACGGCAATGGAACAGTTGCCAGGTCTGCTTCAACACTGAAGCTGCTGGAGGAGCACAGGCGTGCAGCGATGAGGAAGCTGGGGCTGACCAGATAACTACACCCCCGGACAACACCAGCGCAGTGCGCTGGAATGAGGGGAGGTTTTGAGCAGTTGGAATGGCCCCTGAGCAGCGGCGGAATCGGCGTGGGTTGAGCGCCA